AATCAGTTACAAACCACAAACAATCGTACTTCCAGTCTTTGGAAACCACAACCAGGTAAAACTCAAATTCGAATCGTTCCTTATGCTTTCAATAAAGATAATCCTTTCATTGAATTATTCTTCCACTACAATCTGAACAATCGTTCATATCTTTCACCAATTTCTTTCGGTAGACCAGACCCAATTGAAGAGTTTGCTCAAAAACTAAAAGGAAGTGGTAGTAAAGAAGATTATCAGTTATCAAGAAAACTTGAAGCTAAGATGAGAACTTTTGCACCAGTAGTAGTTAGAGGTGAAGAGAAACAAGGAGTGAAGTTTTGGGGATTTGGAAAGACAGTTTATCAAGAACTTCTTTCTATAATCGCAGACCCTGATTATGGTGATATCACAGACCCAGTCAATGGTCGTGATGTTGTTGTGGAATTTATCACAGCTGAAGAATCAGGTGCGAGTTTTCCAAAAACTAACATTCGTGTTAAACCTAATCAAACATCGATTTCTGATGAACCAGATGTACTTGAATTGGTTAAAACCCAACAAGACATCAAGGAAATCTATCAAGAGTTATCATATGATGACCTTACAGATGTGCTGAATGAATGGTTGAATCCAAGTGAGGATTCATCTGAAACAGAAACTAAAGAAGAAGTTTCTACTTCAGAACTTTCATCTGCCAAAGTAAGTAACACAGGTGATGCTTTTGACGAATTGTTCAAATCGTAAATAATAACAATCAATAGTGTGTGGTAACATACAAGAAAAGTAGAGATGGGTGTTATTGTATTCCCTAACTACACACTATTAATTAACTCAAGGAGATTAGAATGGCATCAGTACACGATGTTTTGGCCGATACACTGGCTGATAGTTTAAATAAAAAGTTCAAAGATACTAAAGTAGCATACTTCTTAGATGGAAGTGATTCCACACCAACAGATATCAAAGATTTTATATCTACTGGTAGTTCGATGTTGGATTTGGCTATATCAAATAGACCTGATGGTGGAGTTGCAGTTGGTAGAATTACGGAAATCAATGGATTAGAATCAAGTGGTAAATCTCTACTTGGTGCTCATATCCTTGCGGAAACTCAGAAGAAAGGTGGAGTTGCAGTTTATATCGATACTGAAACTTCTGTATCTCAAGAGTTCTTAGAGGTGATTGGTGTTGATTTCAGTAAGATGTTATATCTACATTTAGAAACAGTCGAGGATATTTTTGAAGCTATTGATGAGATAGTTACAAAAGTTCGTGAAAGTGATAAAGATAGATTAGTTACAATCTTAGTTGATTCTCTTGCAGCTGCATCTACAAAAGTTGAAATGGAATCTGATTTTGAAAAAGATGGTTGGGCAACTGCCAAGGCAATTGTTATCAGTAAAGCAATGAGAAAGATTACTCAAATGATTGGTAGACAGAAAATCGCTCTTGTATTCACAAATCAGTTAAGACAAAAATTAGGTGTAATGTTTGGAGACCCTTGGACAACAAGTGGTGGAAAGGCATTACCATTTCACGCTTCTACTCGTATTCGTTTGAAGAATATGGGACAAATCAAAGATACAGGTAAAAATGTATTGGGTATGAAGTGTAGAGCACAAATCGTTAAGAATCGTTTAGGCCCACCTTTGAGACATGCAGATTATGATATGTATTTCGATAGAGGAATAGATAACTATGGTGCATGGTTGACTGTGTTGAAAGAACATAAGTTAGTAAAGACAGGTGGTGCTTGGTATACTCTTACAGACCAGAATGGTAAAGACCATAAATTCCTATCGAAAGATTGGGAAGATTTAATTACTGGTGATGATGAATTACGAGAGTATGTATACAAAATCATTTGTGATAAGGTTATATTACAATACAAAGAAAAACTTGGTATTGATGATGTAGAATTCACAGATGAGGTTCTCGGTGATTAATAAGAGACATTTATCTATACTCGAAGAGATTAAGAAATCTGGCGGTAAAATAGATAGTGGTGAACCAAATGACTCGGTTTTACTTATAGACGGATTAAATACTTTTATTAGAGTATTTACCGCAATACCTACTACCAATGAAGATGGTATTCACATTGGTGGAATAGTGGGTTTTTTAAGGTCATTGGCATACACTATAAATATGGTTAGACCTACACGAACTATCATAGTGTTTGATGGTAAAGGTGGGTCTAACCGCCGTAGAAAGATATTTCCTGAATACAAGGCAGGAAGAAAAATGTCTCTAAGGTTAAATAGATTTACAGATGTTTCTTTGACTCGTGAACAAGAACATAAGATGATGATTCAACAATTAAATCGAGTGATTGAATATCTTGAATGTTTACCATTAACAATAACAAACATCCCTAATATAGAAGCAGATGATGTTATTGGGTATGCATCAAAACATTGTTTCAAAGATAAATGTACAATCATGAGTACAGATAAAGATTTTCTTCAGTTGGTGGATGACAGAATCAGAGTATGGTCACCAACGAAGAAAAAGATGTATGATGAAGAAAGAATATTAGATGAGTATGGTATTAACGCATCTAACTTTTTATTGTATAGGGTGATGGATGGTGATAAATCAGATGGGATTCCAGGTATAAGAGGTGCAGGACAAAAAACTTTGTTAAAAATATTCCCTTGGCTTGGTTCACCACACAAACATACCATTGATGATTTGTTGAAAAGTGCAGAACCTAAGAAGAAACAATTTAAATTGTGTGAACAGATAGTAAATTCAGAAGACCAGTTACTTTTAAATAAGAAACTAATGGATTTAGATGATTTAAATATATCTGGTCATAGTAAAAGAACCATTCAAGATATAGTAGAGAATCCAATTCAACGAATGGTTAAACACAAATTTCAGAAAATGTTCTTAGAAGATAAGATGTACACTGCATTACCTAATCTTGATAGTTGGTTACATTCAACATTTAATAGATTAAATCATATGGCAGAGAAGACACATGGGTAGAAAAAGAAAATACTTCACAGAAAAGGAGAAGAGAGATGCTCAAAGAAAATGGCAAATGGAGCATTACAAAAGAAATTCCGATAAAATAAAAGCAAAAGCACGACAAAGATATCGTGAGAAAAAAAGAAGTGAATTTTATGATAAAAAAATTCAAGATTTATATGGCAATCTTGATACTTAATATAAGGTTATAATGAGTGAAACTTTAACACAATACGGAACAAATTTTCAAAGTAAAATGCTTACATCTTTAATAACAGATGTAAAGTATACCAAAACAATTTTAGATATCTTAGAGATAAGTTACTTCGATTCTGATAGTAACAAATTCATAATCAAATCCATTAAGGATTATTTCAAAAAATATAAAACCACACCAACAATGGAAGCATTAAAGGTTATGGTTGATGAAGTTGATAATGATGTGTTGAAAACATCTATCGTAGATAGTTTAAGAAGTGCATGGACACATCGTGAATCACCAGATTTAGATTTTGTAAAAGAAAAATCACTTGAGTTTTGTAAGAACCAAGTTGTAAAGAATGCGATTATGGAATCAGTTGAATTATTAGAATCACAGAAGTATGATGAGATAAAAACAATTATAGATGATGCCATGAAGGCAGGTGTAGAAACTGATATAGGACATGAATATATTACAGGTTTAGAAGAGAGATTATCCAAACAAACAAGAATATGTTTACCAACACAATGGGATAGTGTAAATGATTTAATGGATGGTGGATTGGCAGGTGGTGAGTTAGGAGTTATAGTTGCTCCTGCTGGTATTGGTAAATCATGGACACTACAAGCACTTGGTGCTCATGCAGTTGCAAAAGGAAAGACGGTACTTCATTATACATTAGAGTTAAATGCTCAGTATGTAGGATTGAGATATGATACAATAGTAAGTGGACAACCAACAGGTAACTTACAATATTATAAAGAAGAAGTACAACAAAAGATTTCAAAGTTAAAGGGTGAGTTAATAATCAAGTATTATCCAACAAGAACCGCAAGTGTTAATACTCTTGCAGCACACATACAACAATGTGAGATGAGAGGTATCAAACCTGATATGGTGATTGTAGATTATGCTGATATTATGAAATCAACACAACACTTTAATGAGAAACGACATCAATTAGGACACATCTATGAAGAGTTAAGAGGTATGGCAGGAGAGTTTGATGTACCAGTATGGACAGCATCACAGGCTAATCGTTCTGCATTAGAAGAGGATGTGATTGGAGCAGAAAAAGTATCTGAAGATTACTCAAAGGTTATGACAGCAGATTTTGTTATGAGTATGAGTAGAAAAGTAGAAGATAAGATTGCAAACACAGGTCGATTCCATGTTATCAAGAATAGGTTTGGACCAGATGGTATCACATTCCCTGCTACTATCAACACTAACACAGGTTTCATACAAATCTATGAAACAAACACACAAGGTGGTAAAGAAGTACAAGGAAAAATGAATAATGCTGATGAGTATATTCGTAAAACATTGGCACAAAAGAAGAAAGATTTTGACGGCGACGGGTTTGAATAAAACTTCGAAGAAAATCTTTTTAAAACTTCGAAAAAATTAAAAATCTTTGTATTATCTGCAGTATATATAATACTTATTTATCGGAGAAAACAAGTTTTAAAACAAGGAGACACGAGTGGGACATAAGTTTAAGTTATCAGAGAATTTTATAAATAAATACAAAAGAAAGAAACCACCATTTGGTTTCAATGGATTAGGTGAATTGGTTTACATGCGTACCTACTCAAGAATCAAAGAGAATGGGAAAAACGAAAGATGGTGGGAGACCGTACAAAGGGTTGTAGAGGGAACTTACTCTATGCAAATGAACCACATTGAATCTCATCAGTTAGGTTGGAATCCATGGCAAGCACAAAAGAGTGCTCAAGATATGTATGAGAGAATCTTCAACATGAAGTTCTTACCACCAGGTCGTGGTTTATGGGCAATGGGTACACCAATCACAGAAGAAAAAGGTTTATATGCAGCACTAAACAATTGTGCGTTCGTATCAACAAAAACACTAAAAGAAGATTATTCTAAACCATTCTGTTTCCTTATGGATGCAAGTATGTTAGGTGTTGGTGTAGGATTTGATACCAAAGGAGCGGGGGAAATACTTGTTAAAGGTGTTGATAAAGATAGAGAACTTACATATGAAATACCAGATACTCGTGAGGGTTGGGTAGAATCTCTAAGGTTATTGTTAGAAAGTTATTTTCATGGACAAGCAGAAGTATCGTTTGATTATAGTTTAATCAGAGAGGCAGGAGTACCAATCAAAGGTTTTGGTGGTGTATCAAGTGGACCAGAACCATTAGAAGAAGTTCATG